GTGAAACACTTGAAAAATAAGCTCGTAAAAATAGTTGTAACTATCACTACAGTAGCTTGTCTTTCTATCACAGCTTTTCAGGTGACAGAAAAAGATAAGGTACAAAATGCTAAAGAACAAAAAACAACTTTATACATGATTGATCCGGGCCCTGGTGGCGGATAATTAATATAATATTAAAAATGACACTATCAAAGAGATAGTGTCATTTCTGCTTTATAGGGAATGGAAACATTTTGACCTAAACGACAAAAACTTTCCACTTTAAGAGTTCACATATAATAAATGGGATGTAGGGGGAATCTATGATGACGAAAGAGCAATTAGCGAAAGAACTAATGGTGAAGTGGTTATTAGAAAATAAGGATGCTAAAGCTGAAGAAGTTTTAAAAGAAATAAATTCTCATACATATACAGAGACAAAATTAAGAGAAGCTAACTGAGTAGTTAGCTTCTCTTAATTTTGTTTTTTAGTGAAATTCACGTACATTGCCGCTTGTTTCCAAGCGTTTTCTTGTTCTTCTTTAGGTAGATCAGCCACCAATTCCATAAATCTTCTAGCCATCTCATCAGCTGTTTTGTCTTCTTGTTCAGTTAAACGTGGATCTGAAGATCTTCCTAATAAATAATCTGTTGAAACGCAAAATAAATCCGCTATAGAGTTTAATACAGTCATACTAGGTTCAATTCTGTTATTTTCTAAATGTGAGTATGTTGCTCTGGATATGTTTAATAGGTTAGCTACATCGCCTTGCGTACGTTTGCCCCTCAGTTGTTTTAATTTCTCTCCAAAAGTCATTTTTAATTTGCCCCTCTCAGTAAATCCTTAATTACATTATAGATACAATTTTTATCACTTTAAACCCCTTTTAGTAAAAATGATAAAAAATTTATAAAATATATTGACGATAAAAAATTTATCATTTATACTGAAGTCAACAAAGAAACACGAGTTGAAATGGAAGGTGGTTAAATGAATAACATCTTAAGGAATGAAAGAAAAAAGATGAAATTCACACAAAAGCAATTAGCTGAAAAGTTAGGTATATCAACGGTTTATGTTAGGAAAATTGAAGGTGGGTATATACCTAGACCAGATATAATGGTTAAGTATCAGGATGTATTTAACGTAAGTGTTAAAGAACTGTTTCCTGATTATTTTTCGGCATTTAATGATAAAAAATTTATCATTTAAATAAAGGAGGGAATAAAAATGGATTCATTACAAGTTGTACAACATCCAGTTAGTGAATTTGTTTTTACAGAAAGAAATCAAGTAGTTACAGATAGTTTAACAATGGCTCAAATGTTTGGAAAGGAGCATAAAAACGTAATACGAGATATAGAGGTCCAACTAGAAAAATTAATTGAAGCGAATGAAACAAAATGGGGGCAGCTCAACTTTGAGCATACCCAATACCAGCATTATCAAAATAAACAATGGTATCCAAAATTCAATCTTACAGAAGATGCATTCGCGATTGTTGCAATGAGCTACATAACGCCAGAGGCGATGAAGATGAAAATTAAGTTTTTGCAGGAGTTCAAGCGAATGAAAGATTACATTCAAGCGCAACGGCAAGAGGTTCCAACAGATCCATTTGATCAAATTGAATTGTTAGCTTTAGGAACTACAAGGTTAAATAAACGAGTTGAACAACTCGAACAAGTAGTTAATGAACGTATGACAGTTGATTATAGTCAGCAACAAGCAATAAGAAATGCATTAAATCGAAGAGTGTACAAGCTTTGGGAGGATGGGAAAATTAATCAAGTTGTTCATGACAGCAGAAAGAAACTTTTTGCAGCGGCTTGGAGAGACGTAAAGTCAGCGTTTGCGGTAAACAGTTATTGCAACATTTTACAGAAAGACTTCAATGAGGCGGTATCTTACATTAATGCATGGCGTCCAAGGTTAGTATGATTAGCAGCCATTAATACAATTTGGGAAGGAGCAAAACAAAATGGGATTAGATCAATTTATTAAAGAATCAATCCGTGAAGTTGTTCGAGAGGAGATTCAAGCAGCATTAGTATCATTTCAGCAACAAACACAACCAAACAAGGTAATGAGGGTGAAAGAAGCAGCTGATTATCTCAATATCGCTGTTTGTAGAATGTATGAATTAGCGAATCATCCACAGTTTCCAGTGATTAGGGAGGGGCGTAAATTACTTTTCCTGCAAAAGGATTTAGAAGCTTGGCTTGAAACACAAAAGGAGGTGATCTAGTGGAAGATACAACATCGTTAGTTATATTCGCAACGTTTATCGCATGTAGTGTATCGTTGCTATACATTACTTACGAACCAATAAAACGGTGGGCATGGAGTGACGTAGAACAAAATAAAAAGACCCATGGCAGTGGGTCCTTTAAGAAAAAACACTTGTTATAAGTATATCACGGAAAGTAGGGAAATAGTACATGCGTTTAACTGAGTATCAAGTGCTATTACCTAATAAATTTTGGAACATAGCAGAGAGCAAGGATGAATTAAAGGAAATGATTGAACAGTATTTCAAGGTTGGTTATCCGCATTATGAAATTCAACGAATCATCAAAAGTGGACAAGCTCATATTGCTATTTGTACTAGGAGGTAAAATGATGGCTATATTCAGACAGGTACACACATCATTTTGGAATGATGTGAAGGTGCAAGAAGACTTTACACCAGAGGATAAGTATTTCTTCTTATATTTATTAACGAATCCACAAACAAAGCAAATTGGCGTATATCAGATAACAAAAAAACAAATGGCTTTTGAAACTGGATATTCTCAGGAGACCATCAAAGCTTTAATGCAACGATTTGAGGATTATCACAAGTTGATTAAATACGACAACGAAACTAGAGAGTTAGTGATCTTTAATTGGGGGAAATACAACCTTAAAAAAGCTGGTAAGCCAGTTGAGGATTTAATAAAGAAAGAATTAAAAGAAGTGAAAAATATATCCTTGTTAATTCCAATCTGTAAACATATAGAGCAAAAATCCATCAAAACAATTATTGAAGCGTTTATTTACGACTCGTATAACGATACGTCAACGGAACGTGGTACGAGCCGGGGGCAAGAAGAAGAAAAAGAAGAAGAAAAAGAAAAAGAAGAACAAGAAGAACAAAAGTCATCTTCTACGAAGAATGACGTACCAGCATCAATCCCTTATCAAGAAATCTTAAATTACTTAAATGAAAAAGCGGATAAGAATTTTAATCATCAAGCGGAGAGTCATAGAAAGTTAATTAGAGCTAGATGGAATGAAGGTTATACAGTTGAAAATTTTAAAACTGTCATTGATAACAAAGTTTCACAATGGCTTGGAAAGTTTGATAGAGAAGGGAAACCACTTGATCAGTATTTAAGACCAAGTACATTATTCGCTCCAAAACACTTTGATAACTATTTGAACGAAATGATTAGTAAACCTCAATCTAATCAACAACATTACGGTAATCACATAGATATCCCAGGTTTCAAAGGGAATATGCCATTTTAACGAGGTGAGCAGAAGTGCAAAAAATACAGAAATCATTTGAAAAGCTTGCAGTATTAGATTTTGCGGATGAATATTGCGAAAATCATACCTTCAGTAAAGGTGGAAAGGTAACTGTAAAGCCAGTAAGAAAGATGATTGATAAAAATGATGGCTCCATTTATTGCCCAAGATGCAAAGTGGAGCAACAGGATTCAATCTTATTTCAACAAGCTAACAATTACTATAAGAAGATCAATAGAGAACGGCAGAAGAATCTTCTTTTTAAGCATAGTGTTATCGAAAATCAGTCAATTACAGAATCAAGGCTAGAGTCATATGAAACTGATTGCCAAGAAACGAAAGAGAATAAGAAGAAAGCCTTGAAAATTCTGGATCGTATCAAAAAGGGTGAAACTCTAAATGTTTATATTGCAGGAATTCAAGGTGTAGGAAAAAGCCACTTAGCTTATGCAATGTTATATGAACTAGTAAAACATTATTGGACAATTTCTGATGGTGAAGCCCTTAAGGATGAATACGCATTTAAGGAAATGAAAAGTTGCTTATTCGTAGAGATAGAAAAGCTAATTCGTTTAATACAAGACTCATTCCGAAATAAAGAGTCGAAGTACACAATGGACTATTGCATTAGCTTGATGGTTGAAGCAGATTTTCTAGTGATTGATGATTTAGGGGCTGAAAGTGGTTCTATGAATAGAAACGGAGAAGCAAGCGATTTTGTTCATAAAATACTTTATGGTGTCGCTAATGGACGGCAAGGAGCGAACAAAACAACGATCACTACATCGAATTTATCAAGCAAACAGCTATTTCAAAAGTATGATCCGAAATTAGCGAGTAGGTTGTTAAATGGAGTATCTAAAGATGAAACAATCGTGTTTAAAACAACGACAGATAAAAGGATTCTAAATTTAGATATTGGTTTCTAAGGAGGAATAAGCATGTGTGCATTATGTCGTAATACAGGAATTATTCGTAAAGAGATTTATCCAGGTGTAGGTCTAACGGAAGGGTGTAACTGTGAAGTAGCAAAGCAACAGCAAGCAGAAAATGATAAGCGTTGGCAAGCATGGTTAATAAAATTTGAATCAATGAAACAAGAGTTACAACGTAATAAACAACAAAAAGCTAGTTAACAAGGGAGAGAAAGCTATGAAAAATACAGGTGTTGCAAGAAAAGTAGATGAACTAGGGCGTGTTGTAATTCCGGTAGAGTTACGCAGAACTTTGGGAATTGCTGAAGGAACAGCACTAGACTTTCATGTTGATGGGGAAAACATCGTTTTAAGAAAACATGAAAAGTCATGTTTTGTAACAGGTGAAGTTTCTGAATCAAACATGGAATTGCTTGGTGGACGAATGTTTTTGAGTAAGGAAGGGGCAACTGAATTACTAAACATTCTTGAAAAGTGTGAGATGGCACATGGCTAAGCAACTAAATATTTTCGATGTAGAGCCAGCAATTTGTGAGTTTGATGTAATGAAAGCCAATGTTAAGAAAGGAGCTGGACGCAATACATATGCAGATGTACGCGTCCAAGTTCCAAAGAATGCAAAGTGTACAGATGAGTTACCACGTACAACTAAACAAGATGATCGTTATGACATCTTTGAACAATATGTAATAGCAATTTGGAGATTTCAACGCGCTGTAGATAAGTTCTTTAGTTGGGATACAGCTGAAGAATTGTGTAAGGCAGCAAGGGATAAAAAAGAAATAATTCCGGTAAGGGTTTATTTAGGAAGTGGCTTTAAACCTGATGTTGTCGAGTACATGCGGTAGTTAAAAGGAGAGGGACATATGAAAAAAATAGAAATTGATGTTAGCAGCAACAAGCTTTTAATAGTGAAGGACGGAAATGTAACAGCAGTAAATCCACCAATGAGCGGATTTGGTGAGCAAGTCGCGGTTTGGGTAAACGGTAAAGTTGATCGTGTAGATACTAAGTTTACTGAAAAGATAAAATAATCATTTTTAGAAAGTAGGTTCGCTTATGAGTGTAGCAAGAAATCATGAGGCGATGAAGGAATCAAGGTTGAAAATTTACATCGCTTTAGAAGAAGCTAACTTCATTTGGGATGAAAGAGATGTAGTTCGTTTTCGTGAAATGTGGAGTCAAGGTATGAGTTTGCCGAAGATGGCAAAAGCGTTAAGGAGACACCAAGCGGAGGTTGCGCTCCTTGTAATAGATCAGGCTGATAAGTATTTAATTGAAAATCGTCCGATAGGATTAGGAATTTGCTAAATAGGAAGGGGAAAACAAAATGAACGTTATGGAAAATGGTGTATTGGAAGCAACTAAATTAATTAGTGAAGCAAAAAAAGGTGAACCGGTTTTACAAGAAGCTACGGTTTTACAGATTGCAAGCATTTTATCAATCGATGAATTAAACGATTATCAGGAAGCAACTTTACGTACTTGGAATAACAAAACTGATTTTGGAGGACGTGTTTCAAATGCAGCTTTAGGTCTTACAGGAGAAGCTGGTGAAGTGGCTGATATTGTTAAAAAAGCAATTTATCATGGACATGGTTTCCAACCATCGCATTGTCCAGGAGAAGAGGACGGAAACACTTATAAATTAGCCTTAGAACTTGGAGACATTATGTATTATGTATCGATTATGGCGCACGAACTGGGATATACGTTACAAGATATTGCTGAAATGAATATTGCAAAACTAGCAAAAAGATATCCGGATGGATTTAGTCGAGAAGCAAGTCAAGCACGTGTAGATGTGAAGTAAGATCAAATTTGAATTTTGTAGAAAAGGAGAATGAGGAGATGGATGAATTTGAAGCATTGTTTACAAAGGTGGCTCAAGTGCAGGGGGATCAAGAATTGACTTGTAGTTGCACAGAGTGTTACTGGAATATGTATTTTCCTAATCGTTCTAATTCAAAGGAATGTGTATCAGAAAGTTTAGCAGACTTCAAAATGACACCTAATTCAACTGAATGTAAAGGGTATTGGAGTTATACAGAAGCTTGCGGTCACCCAAAGAAATAAAACTAAATAAAAGCGTTATTTGAATACAAAGAGGGGGAAATGGAAAATGGAATACGTTGAAAAAGCAACTAAAGATATTAGAGAGAATTGGTTTGTAGATCATGTAGCTGAAGTTCAAGGTGAAGAAGGGTTACAGGTTGTTTATTGGGACGAGCCTGGAACAAATATGTATCGTACTAAATTTGTTCTTGCAGGATATAACGTATTTATTTCAGGTGATATTGGCGAAGCGGTGTATAACCTTACATGTCCAGCAACATTAGAAAATATTAAAGGATTCAATTTAGGGTATTTCACTGAAAAGTTAACGGCTTTTTGTGAGGAACGTTGGAATTTTGATGAAGAAAAGGCAAAAAGGGAACTTGATGAATATTGGAAGGAATACGATATAAACGAAACAAGAGAAGACGGACAGGAAGTATATGATCGTATTATTTCAGCAATTGATGAGAGTTCATCTATGGAAGGTTACCATTTTTGGTTAAGTGACGTTTATCATAGCAGCTCACTAGATTCTGACACTTTGGAAGACATTTGGAATTTCGGTAAAAGGTTGCCACGTCGTTTAATTGGTTACTGGTTAGGATTGCAAATGGCAATTGAACAATTAGAGAAAAGCAAACCAGAAGCAGTAGTGACTTTATAACAAAATAGTTAATTTAATAAAAAACAGGTTAGTAATTCACCAACCTGTTTAAGATTCTTTATTATTTCTTTTCTCTTTAAACTTCTTTGAAATATGAACTGTTCCAATAATAAGAAGAAGTAATCCCATACAAGAAAATAAGATAGTGAGTTTTTCAAAAAAAGGATGCATATGTTAGTTAACCTCCTAGAAATTACAAATATTAGTATTGTAATTATCATCTTACTATATTGTTATATTTTGTAGTCGGAATCTGAAAAAGATTTAAGGTAATTTTAATAAAAACGCTATTTGAGTAGAAAAGGAGAATGAAAATGGAGGGCCAGTTAATTCACGAGCAAATATATAAAAGTCAGTATGATTTAGAAAATGCAGTAGAAAAATTCTACGATAGTCTCCCAGAAGAATTCGGAATGTTAGAGGACGAGGATATCGAGCAATTCGATCATATAAGCGGAGTATTTGAAGCGACGGCCGTAATGGAGAATGGTTTGAAATTGAAGGTAGAAATATTCTTTGCGGATGATGCAGACGAAGATGAATCATGGGTTGGTAAAGCTTATCAAGTAGCTTAATAAAAATTTCATTTTGTGATAAAGGGGAAATGGTTATGACAACTAATCATAAGAGAAAGAAATTAAAGAAACGTCTTGCTCGCCACACAAAAGCAGTAGAGAAACATCAAGTAGCTAATGCTTGGAGAAACATTTTTGTAAGGGCTGGAATTATAAAATAACAATATTGGAGGAATAAAAATGAATGGTAAAAAGTTTTTTTGGATTTATTTGGCTCTTTACTTAATCATCATGTTTGTGACCTTCAGTAATGCAAAAAGTTTTGTACAAGCTGGAATCATTATGGCACTTGTAATTTTGATTTCAGAAGTTGATCATAAATATGGATTTTATAAGGGAAGCAAGAAATCTAAAATCAAATAATATAGTCCGGCTAGAAAACTAGAGGACACCAATTCATTAAAGCAGCAATTACAGCTGTTTTAGGAATAGGTGTCCTTTTTATTTTGAAAAGGGAGATGGAGAAATGAAGGTGCTAAGGGATCAGTTACGTGAGTGGGAAAAGCAATCAAAACAAGCAAAGAAGAAAAATAAGAAAAAACGAAAAGAGAAATTAAGTACTCGTGATATTGAAGATTTAATGGGGATTCGTGGACCACGATATGAACGTAGACGTGGAGCATTAAGACAAAAATAAAAATCATTTGGGAGGAATTCAATATGAATAAACAATTATCATTTAAAATGCCAGTTGTAGATGAAAAGGAGACAAAAAAAGCCGTAGAGGAAGTTTTTGAAGAGTATAGACGTTATTTAGCGACTATGTCACTCGACCTTTTGCCAAAAGTGACACCATCTTATTCTATTGTTCCTCCATGTGTTACTAACGAATTTAATAGTTCTACAGAGAACGTTGCAATTGAAAGAATTGAATATGAACGCACTAGAGAGAAATTCATGAGATGGATTCATAGAGCTGTGAACAGATTACCAAATACAGAACGGAAAATTGTAATTATGTTTTACATGAATGAAGAAATGGGATATGACCCTGACATAAGAGAAGAAATTGGGATAGGGAAAACAAAGTATTATCAGTTAAAAGGAAAAGCTATATTACGTCTTGCGTTTAGTCTTAAGAAAGAAGTATTTAAACATGATACTGAAAGTATAGAGGGGCAAAGCGCATGAACATTGTACAACCGATTCGCGATAAAGAAATAATACAAGAAATAAAAGAATTCTATAAGAAACAGAATGAAAGGAACTACATTCTGTTTCTTCTTGGTATTAATACAGGTTTCAGGATATCGGATATCTTGCGTTTACGCGTTCGTGATGTTGAGGGGTGGAATATTGTAATACGTGAAAAGAAAACAAGAAAGATTAAAGATGTAAAGATGCCTTCAGAACTGAAGAGAGCAATCAGGAATTATACGGAAGGAAAGCCGAAAAATGAATATCTGATTAAAAGTAGGAATGGCAAGAATAAACCGATTACTCGTGCAATGGCTTATGTAATATTAAATCAAGCTGCAGAAGAGTTTGGGTTAGAGCGCATAGGGACTCATTCGCTTAGAAAAACATATGGTTATCACCATTACAAACAATTTAAAGATGTAGTTGCTTTGCAAAAGATGTTAAATCATACAGATCAGAAAGAAACATTGAGATATATCGGAATGGAACAAGATACATTAAATGATTATCAAAGGAAGTTCAGAATCTAATTCCTTTATTTTTTTATCACTTATTGAATTAGCTTTAAACTGAAAGTGTCAAATTCATTTTTATAAAACGTGAAAGAGATTGATATATCTAAGGTTAAACGGAATAGGTGAATTTAACACAATCTAGTTTATAGCTAATTCAGTTTTCATGAAAATGGGCATAAAATATAAAAAGTATTAAAGATTAATGCGTTTTATTATGACAAAAAATAAATCCTATTTACTTAAATCAAAAAACGCGAAGGAAGAGATTATCTTTCTACGCGTTTTTTTGATTATGAATTCAGTTCTCTTTTTGCAGTGCCTAAATGATAATAGAGATAAGACAATTTGTTTTCAATAAAATCAGAGGGGAATCCCAAATCTATTAATATTAAAGCATTAATTAAAGCACTTAATCTAATATTGGCTAAATATAATTTAAAATCAATAAAAATATTACTTTCTTCGGTTTGAGGATGTGTCATCTTATTTCTTGTTTCTTTTACCTTATGCATAAACCCTTTCATATCTCTCTTACTGTTAAAAATCCCTTTGAAAATAGATTCGTCAATTGAATTAGCAATTTCAATTAGTCTTTTTAAAAAAGGGTACTCATAAGCATAAGAAATAGAATTTTGCATATTTTTCTTTAAATCTTGCTGTGTATCATCAGTTATCATTTCTTCTAGATAAGATATAACTGCATTTTTAATTGGATTATAGTCCGTAGGATTGCAGAAAGTACTATCTGTAAATTTTAATCGATGATAACCTTCGAGAATACGTGTATAATTAAGAAATTTCCATTCTTCATAAATACCATGAAACTTAGTATTTATGTATAGATTATATAAAGGTTCTAATTCGTCATATAGGAGGTACCATTTATTCAAATAATTAGCTAAATCATTCTCTATATCAGGGAATGTTATGCTCCTATATGTATCGAGGTCTTTTTCTTCTTTAAATTCCTTTTGTGTAAAGAAGACTTTAAATTTATTATTTTCAACCTCAGGTGTATCTTCAATTTTAAAAGATAGGTCTTTTAAGAATTGTTCTTTCCCAGTGAAAAGAGAAATTAAACTTAAGAGATTGTATATTTTCTTTAAGAACCAGTAATAGTTTTGGCTTGAATTTGATATTAATTCTAATAAAGCTTTATATTCCATATCTACTTTTTTATAACCTTTTGTATTGAAATCAAAATGGGAACTAGTTGCAAAAGTACAGTCTATACTAGGGACATCCCATTTTTTTCTTTCTGGGTACTTAAATGAAGTACTAGCACCTTCTAAAATCCCTTTCTCATTATGTTCAAATATATGGGTAAACGCTGATGTAGTCATGAAACTTTCTAAATAAGTGCTGTTAAAAGAAACTTTTTGAAACATTAGCTCTTCAACAGAAGAAAAATATCCACCAACAATCATGAATTTAAACTTATATGTTTGACTGTGAAATCCTGAACTGTTAATTCTATTAGATGTTCGATGAATATTAAATAAACAAACTGATTCTCCAGACCATGTTATGCCATGTAAAGTATCAAAATCGACTTTTGAACGAAGACCAAGTGGATCATCTTCACTTTGGGTTAAACTACCGAGTAAATTAAGAGATGCATCTTGTGGGGAAAACGAAAGTGTTCCCTGTACTTTATGATCTGGGTTGTTTGGGGCAAACCAAAATCCATCTACCTCAAATTCATCGACCATTGTTTGCTTTACTAATTTAATAGTTTTCATAAAAATATCAACCATCCTTTCTAAAGTTTATTATATATGATTCGCGAACTATTCGCGGACAATTTGCGAACTATTTACGGACACGTTTTGGTTTTTAACATGATATATTTGTATTGTGAGAAGTGGCGGAAAACATTTTTCACATTCCTTTATAACTCAAATGGATCGTTAGGCTATGGGTGATGGTTGAGGATTGAATGAGATGTTGTTTCTTGTTTTCAATTCTGAAGTTAAATCTGTTGTGTAAACGAGGGAGGGCTTTTGCTCTTCTTCCAGTTACTTAATAATATTGGCACGGATGAATGTAACATCATTAGGTGATTGGAAGAAGAATAAAACTTCACGTACCGTAATTGAAACATAAATGAATAACCGAGAGTAAAGCATCCATTCGGATGCTTTTTTATTTTGAAGGAGGATGAGGAATGGAATGCAATTAACTGAACTTGAGAAAGCAATTGCTCTTGGTACAATCCTTAATGCTATTGGCGAAGACAACCTTGAAGATTACGTGGAACTAGAATCATTACGACCAGTAGTTAAAGTATCAAATAGGTTAAACAAAAGAACGAAGCCAAAAGAAAAGAAAGAAGCGATAACAAGTTTAATTGGCAAGTTAATGAGTGAGGTGTGAGATATGGAAACACAGGAGCTTATTCAGTTGATAAGAGATAGCAAGCTTATGAAGTTCTATAAGTCTAGGGAATGGCGTGAACTAAGGCTCAAGGCTCTAAAAAGAGATAACTTTGAATGCTGCATGTGTAGAGATAAAGGGAAGTATCGCAAGGCTGATTGTGTGCATCACATCAAAGAAGTGAAAGAATATCCAGAGCTTGCTTTAACGTTCGATAACCTCATGTCTCTATGCAATACATGTCATAACGAAGTACATGACCGTTTAAGGGCACAGGACAAGCTACCAGCGTTTGTTAATGAAGAGAGGTGGTAAAGGTATGATTATAAACGATAACGGTCGTGAGTATGATACTGAGTACCTTGAGAGTGTGGCGTTGTTAGAACCGGAGGATAGAACAAGCGTTGAGCGAGACATCTTTAATGCTGGTGCTCGTTTTATTTATTATAGATACACACAAATCAGAGACATTATTAACCGTAATAAATGTAATAACTTAACAATTGATAAAGTAAAACAGCTTTTAGATATTGATAGAGTTCAAATGTTCTTACCAATTTCAGAAGAAGAAATAAATTATACTATTTCTTTTGTTGAACGATATATACAAATTAAATAAGTGCCCCCCTTAAAATAAAATCGACTTTCTTTCGGGGGAGCTTTCAACGGGAGGGGGAGAGCGGTTAAAACATTTTTGCGAATTAAAAAGTAAGAGGGGGGGTACTTGTGCGAAAACTATCAAAAAAAGCACAGATAAAGCAAGATTTATTACAACAATTGGAAATCAGTGGTTTGCATGGTATGCACTATGTTGATCTTGTTGATGATTACATGACATTGTTTGATGCGAAAAATAAGTTGGCAAGAGAAATGAAAAAGAATGGGCCTATGATTGAGTGGCAAAACAGTGAGAGTCAAAAGGGAGTCAAGGCGAATCCAGCTACAAAAGAATTTCGTGAGACAAACAAGCGCATGACGGAATTATTAAAAGTGCTTGGTTTGAAAGAACCAATATATGATGAAGGTACTGATGACGATGACATCTAGATTTCCAACTACATATCAATATCATCCATACATCGATGAGTATATGCGGATGGTTGAGAATGGAGAAATTCAAAGTTGCAAAGAGCAAAAGCTACTTATGAAGTTCCTTCGTTGGAAGCTAGACCAACCGGGTGTGGTGATAGATGCAGAGGCTATTGAAAAATCAGTAGAGAAGCCAGCCCCCTACTTTTCCTTTTCTCTTTTTGCTTGGCAAAGGTTCTGTAATGCATTTATTTACGGTGTGCGTTATGCAGATGGTCGTCTTATGTTTGATAGGTATTTGTTATTACTGGGACGTGGTGCAGGTAAAAACGGATATATCAGTTATGACAGCTTTTATATGCTAACTGGACATCATGGAATCAAAAATTATGATATAGACATCGTAGCAACTTCTGAGGATCAAGCGAAAACATCCTTTCAAGATGTATACGATATTTTAGAAGCACCAAAGTTTATGAGAAAACTAAAAAAAGTGTTTTACAAGTCAAAAATACTTATAAAACATTTGAAAACAAAATCTAAGTTTGAATTTAACACGTCAAATGCTCGTACAAAAGATGGTAAGAGAAGTGGAGCTGTTATATTTGATGAATTACATGAGTATGAGGACTATTCGAATATAAAAGTCTTTACATCTGGTCTAGGTAAAAAGAAGGACCCAAGAATCTTCTATATTACAACAGATGGAAATGTTCGTGGTGGAGTACTGGATGATATGAAAGATGAAGCACAAATGGTATTGAATAAAGAATTGCCAGACTCTACACTATTTCCTTTTATATGCAAACTAGATAATGAAAAAGAAGTTCATGATGAGTCAATGTGGGAAAAGGCAAATCCTTCTTATCGCTATAATGAAAATTTACAGCATAAAATGCGTAAAGAATACCATGATATGAAACGCAATAGTGCATTACGAATTGAGTTCATGACGAAAAGAATGAATTTACCTGTTGAAGATACAAGGAAAGAAGTTGCTACCTATGAAGAAAGGTTAGCTACAGAGCAACCATTTCCTGAGGATATCCAAGGAATAGAATGTATAGGAGCTGTTGACTTTGCACAAATACGCGATTTTTGTTCAGTAGGGATTTTATTTAAAAAAGATGGAAAACGCTATTGGATGCAACATACATTCATGCATCATACAGCTCCTAAGTTGCAAGATATTAACCCAGACATCATTCGAATTGCAATTGAGAAAGGTTTACTCACTGTTGTTTATGATAAATCAATTAGTGCTGAACATGTGCTGAATTGGTTCATTATGATGAATAAGAAATACCGAATCAAGAAAATAAGTATGGACTTATACCGCTCTACAATTTTAAAAGAAGCATTAACAACAGCAGGGTTTGAGGTTGAAATTGTACGTCGTGGACCAGCGACACATAGCATGTTAGCCCCGCTTGTCGAGGAAATGTTTATTAAGCAAACAATTATTTTCGGTGATGATCCTCTTATGCGTTGGTATGTTGGTAATGTATATAAAGAAGAAAAAATGAATGGCAATATTGAATATAAAAAGATTGATAAGGAAAAGCGGAAAACAGATGGTTTTTTTGCCTTTTTGCATGCCTTGAATTTTGATGCGGAATTAAGTGAACATAAACAACTAACTCCGGGAACATTCAAAGTAAGAACTTATTAGAAAGGTAGGTGAAGAAATGGGGCTAATAGATTGGATAGGCGGTTGGTTTGGAAAGAGAAACAGGGAAGTACTAAAAAGTTATTTATACGAATCTTCTTTTGATTTTTATTTTAAAAAATTAGCTGTAAATACTTGTGTAGATTTAATTGCGAACACGCTTGTACGTTGTGAGTTCCAAACTTTTGAAAAAGGAAAAGAAGTCCGAAATGAAAACCATTATTTATTTAATGTACAACCAAATCAAAATCAAAACGCATCTCAATTTATGCATAGCTTAGTTTCACATTTGATTTATGATAACGAATGTTTAGTTATAATGCATAACGATCAACTTTATGTAGCTGATAGCTTCAATAAAGAAGAATTTGCATTAAGAGAAAATTGGTATACAAACGTTACAATCAATGATTTCACTTTTACCCAGAAGGTATTTAAAGAGAGTGAAGTTTTTTATTTTCAATTAAATGATGAAAATATCATGAATGTAATAGATGGTTTATATGGAAGCTGGGGAAAGTTAATTACTTCAGCAACGAATATTTATAAGCGTTCTAATGCAATGCGAGTTGTAGTAAAAGGTGAATTTTTAAGACCACAAACTGATGAGATGCAAGAACAAATTGATGCAATGTTTAATGAGCAATTTAAAACGTTTTTTGAAGCGGATAATGCAGGGGCTGTATTCCAACTACAAGATGGATACGAATTAGATAATTTCAGTAATACTTCAAAAGGAAATAAGTTAGATAGTCGAGATATTAAATCACTGGTGGATGACATTATTGATTTTGTCTCTATGGCTTTTCATGTACCAAAAGGAATGTTAAAAGGTGATGTGGTGGACGTATCCAAACAAACAGATAATTTTCTTATGTTTTGCATAAATCCACTTATAGAACTAATTACAGATGAAATCAATCGGAAATTTTATACAAAAGAAGAGTATTTAAGTAGAACTTACTTAAAAGTTGATACAAGTCGAATTAAGTATGTGGACATTACAGAACTAGCAAATGCTTGTGATGTGTTCTTCCGAATTGGTGTAAACTCAATCAATGACATTTTACGAATGTTAGGACGTGAACCTATAGATGAAGAATGGGCAGATATGCGTTATGTTACTAAAAACTATGAATCAGTTGAAAATACTGAATCATTAAAGGGAGGTGAGAAAAATGACGGTAATGGAAATACCAAAAATAAAAAATAGATTTGAAGTACTTAATAGTGCAAACACAGAAGAAACAGACCTTTATATGTATGGAAGTATTTCAGCGTATTCTTGGTATGATGGTATCTCAAGTAGTAAAGTACGAGAACAATTAAAAAACGTTACAGCGAAAACAATTAACGTTCACATTAATAGTGGTGGCGGCGATGTATTTGAATCTATAGCTATCTCTAATTTATTAAAAAATCATTCAGCAACTATTGTTGTACACATCGATGGTTTGGCGGCAAGTGGTGCATCTGTTATTGCGATGGCAGCAGATAAAATCGTAATGCCAAAAAATACAATGATGATGATTCATAAAGCATGGACATATGCAGCAGGTAATGCTGAGGGATTACGTAAGGTTGCAGATCGCCTTGATAAAATTGATAATGCAGTAACGGAAAGCTATACATCTCGTTTTGTTGGAGAAAAAAGCGAATTAGAATCACTATTAGCAGAAGAAACTTGGTTAACTGCTGAAGAGTGTAAAACATTTGGCTTCTGTGATGAAATTTCGGATGAAATAGTAATTCCAGAGGATAACGAAGAAGATGACAACGAAGAACTAGAACCTGCAAAAGCAAAGATATTAAACAAATATAAATCATCGGCTCAAGCGCAAGGTGAACCGAAAGAAACAACTCAAAATAGCAAAACAGCATTATTTACATTGTTAACAGCGTTAAGCACTCCAAAAAGGTAGTGTTTTTTATTTTGTATAAAACAGGAGGAAACAGAAGATGCCAATTAAAAATTTAGATCGTGAAGCACAAAAACAAAATGAAATGAGAGAGAAATTATTAAATGCAATGAATAGTGGAGATGAAGAACAAGCTGCGGCCGCAATGGTCGAATTTGCAAACTCTATTCAACAAAATATTATCAATGAAGCTCGACAAGCTGTAAACGAAGATTTATCAGATCAACAAGTGATGGTAAGCCGCGGGCTTCAAGTTTTAACAAAGGATGAGCAATCCTATTATAATGAAGTTATCGCAAATAAAGGATTTGCAGGTACAGAAACATTAGTACCAGCTACTGTGTTTGAGCGTGTATTCGAATATTTACGTGTAAACCATGCATTATTAAATCATATTCAATTCGTAAACACTACTGGTGTAACACAATGGGTAGTGAAAAAGGGCTATGTACAGTCTGCTTGGTGGGGCAAGCTTTGTGAAGAAATTAAAGAATTATTAGATGATGGATTTGAAGTTATCGCAACAAATTTATATAAATTAAGCGCTTATGTTCCAATTTGTAACGCTATGTTAGATTTGGGACCAATCTGGTTAGATCGTTATGTTCGTGAGATTTTAGCTGAATCGATGGCAATTGCATTAGAAGAAGCTATTGTAAACGGTACTGGTAAAGATCAACCGATTGGAATGATGAAAGATTTAAAAGCAGCAGTAACCAATGGGGTATATAGTGATAAAACAGCTACTCCGCTTACAGATTTAACACCAACATCATTAGGTAAAGAAGTGATGGCACCTCTGACTAATGATGGACGCCGTGCGGTTGGTAATGCCCTTATGATTGTAAATCCGCTGGATTATTGGGAGAAGATTTTCCCGGCTACTACGTTTTTAACACAAAATGGAGCATATGTATCAGGTGTGCTTCCAATTCCAGCGACAGTGATTCAATCGTTAGCTGTTCCAAAAGGTAAAATGGTTGCTGGTATCGCAAGTGATTACTTTATGGGTGTTGGTTCAACTCAAAAGATGGAAAGTTCAAAGGAATATCGTTTCTTAGAGGATGAAACTGTATATCTATCTAAACAATACGCAAATGGTCGCCCAAAAGATAATGATTCATTCTTAGTATTTGATATTAGTGCTTTAAAAGCTGGGGTTAGCGGAACTACTACACCCTAATGAACCCTCCACATTAAGAGTGGAGGAAATCGATTTTAATAGTATGTTAAAACCGGAATTAGTTGCGTATGCAAATCAACATAATATAGATATTTCTTCAGCGACATTAAAAGAGGATATCCGAAAAATTATAGAAGAATCAGTAACAAGTGGTGGGTAAAATGGAACAAACATTAAATGAAACATTACTTGAAGATGTGAAAAGCCGTTTAAGGATCACTTGGAATGATGAAGATAAACAATTAATAAAAACAATTGAACGTGGAAAGGCGTATTTACAAAAACTTTGTGGTACGTCTTTTTCTTTTGAAGAAGAAGATCAAGTTAAGCAATTACTTATTGAACGATGCAGATATGAGTATAACAACGCCTTGGAGGATTTTGAAAAGAACTTCCGAGGAGAATTGCAGCGTTTAATTATAGAATCTGCCTTGAAAGAGAGGGCGAAAGGTGAAGTCATACAATGAAACGTTTAATGATGGTTTTTTAAGATACGGACGTACAGAAACGAAACGTAGTGAAAATGCAAAACGGATCAAAGGTGTTTTTGCTGAAGAAGGAAAACTAGCTTTTAGAGAATTGTCAGCACGGGACAGTGACTATCAATCTTGCGGATTATTAAATGCAAAGTTAGATAAGAAGGTAAAGACTTTATTCCCGCCTTCTTTTCGTTCTGTTAATAAAAACAAATTAAAAGTAGTTATAGATCAATTGGAATACGATGTCATAAAAGTTGATTCAGACAAACAGTATTTATATTTCTATTTACAGGAAGTAGGTGGACATAGTGCTGAGTAACGAACAATCAAAAAAGCGACTCCAGAAAATGAATAGCTTGTTAATTAAAAAATTAAATGAAGCATTCAATGTGGAGATTTACCAAGATCAAGTAAGTGAAGATGAAGAAGAAGATTATCATTACTTCATATTTGAGACAGGCGGCTTTGAAAAAACAGAAAATAAATTAACACTTAGGCAACATGTTTTAATTCGTTATTACTCTGAAAATCGAGATGACTTAGATGAAAGAATGCTAGATATTATTGCAACACTTGAAGCTACAGGACATTCTTTTCAACGTTCTGATAAAACATCTATTCAAAAAGGAGAAACCGACGAATACATTGATGAAATTGAAATTTACGTAACGAGACTAGTTAAATATGGCTGCTAATTCGTGGAGTGTAGAGTTTGGCGATATTGAAGCCTTAGAAAATAAGTTCAAACAAATACCAGGTAAATCAGAGCATACACTTAATAAAGTTTTGCATACTGACGGTGTGAATCTAGCAGTCGAGTCTATTCAACCTAAAATTCCGGTTTCTACATGGAAAGGGCGAGTGAGAAATAAAAAACATGCCAAAGATCAAAAAGCTTTAACGAATAGCAAATTAAATTTAGGTTTTGTGATTCGCCCAACACCTCGATTCAATTATTTAAAGTATCCCGATTTAGGGATAGGGAATTCAAAGAAAAATACACCAAGAAAAATATTAGAGCGCGGTTTGCGAACAGCTACGCCAAAGATATCAGAACGCTTAAATACAGAATTAGATAAGGTTATTAATCAAACATTAGGAGGTTAATCAGAATGGTAAAAACAATTGTTGAAGAATTTGATCCAATGTTATTTACAAACGTAAGTATTCAATTTATTAAAGGTGGAACACAGCAACCTGGTGCAAAGTTCGGTTGCGTTGGGACAATCGAAGGTGAAACAGAAATGCGTGAGATGGTAAAGAAATGCGAGGGTGTAGAAGTTAAAAAGACTGCAAAACCTTCTAAAATGACTATGACTCTTTCTGGTCATTTACGTGTAGATGTACTTAGAAAGATTTTTGGGATTAAAACAGATGGGCTAAAAGCTGGTGTATATTCATACGGTACAACATCAAAAGGAGAGTCATTTGTTTTGACCGCGGATGTAATTGATGAATTTCAGGATTTTAAAAAATTCGTTGCTTTTTCTAATTGTGCATCTACAACAGGCTTTAAATTTAAAGTGGAAAATGGTGCAGATGAAGTAGTTGAAACAGAATTAGAGTTTACAGCGCTCAAAGATAGTAATGGAGAATTTTATTATGAAGCATTAGCAGATGAAGTGGAAGATGAACAGGTGAAAGAGAAGTGGCATACACAATTCACACCAGAGCTTGTGAAACTGTAAAAATATCTATCAAGATAAAAGGAGACAAGTAACCTATGAAGGTCGAAATTGTAAAATTAAAAGAAGTAGAAGTTGTCAATGTAGATGGGTACTTTAAGGCAATTGAAAAAAATCATCAAACAGTTCCTTGCTTTATTACGAACGCCGCAATGCAGCGAGGGCAAAGTTTAGGTTTAATTGAACAATCAATGATGCAAAGCTTATTTAAAATGAAGGATTTAGCAAATATGAATCCAAACGAAATTGATAGTGATGCATTGCAGAGTTTCAATGAAATTGAGATACAAAAAGTCATTTATTTAGGCTGCTTAGGGGCAAATAAACAATTCCCGTATGACTTTGAACAATTCATTGAAAGATTCCATTATTCTTTTGAAGAAACTATGAAACTGTATACTAAGTTAATTTCAAATATAACAAATGGAAAGACAAATAATTTTGCTAAAGGGTTAGCGAATAGTACAAAGACCAGCGGAAAAAAGAGGTAAGCCCACCAAAAATAAATATTGAATGCGTAGAGGACAAATATGTTCTCTACGTTTTAATTTATGGGATTGATCCAGAAGTTTTTTGGCATTTTCCCGTCGCATCGGTGGAGCGAATAGCAGAAGGAAAGCTTGCCTTTGATAGTTGGAAAGCTAATCCACGCTAAGAAAGGCAGGTGAAAATATGGCTAATGGACCAGAATCAAAAATAACATTTAAAGTTTTTAATCAGGATTTTAATAAAGCAATGGGCGAAATGAAGAATGAAAGTTCTAAGTTACGCCAAGAGTTCACATTACAACAAGAGCAACTTAAATTGAGCGGTACAGCAACTGAGAAATTAAATGCTAAGTTAGGATACTTACAACAGCAACAACAATTAGCGGCGCAAAAGGTTGCCGCCACAGAACAGCAATTAAGTAAAGCTAAGGAAATGTATGGTGAAAATTCTACTGAAGTTGAAAAATTATCTCGTCAGCTAGGAAACGCCCAAATCGCTGAACAAAAATTTTCGAATCAGATCAAAGAAACCGAATCAGCTTTACAAAGATTAGAGCAACAAAACAGTAGTACCTCACAAGCTTTAAATAAATTAGGAACAGAAGAAGCTGAACTTGTAAATAAATCAGCGAAATTACGTGCAGAGTATGATTTGCAACGCGCATCATTAGGCAATAATGCTACAGAATCAGAAAAGTTGGGTGCAAAGCTTCAGTACCTAAGTCAAGCGCAACAAAACGCCGTACAACAAACGAAAAACTGTGAACAACAGTTAGCGGCAGCTAAATCACAGTATGGTGAAAATTCCGCTGAAGTTAATAAACTAGAAACGAAGTTATTACAGTTAAATACAGCAGAGCAACAACTGAAAAACCAAATTGAAACCACAAATCGAAGTCTGAAAGAACAAGAAGATGAAGCAAAAAGAGTAGCAAGTTCAACCAAACAATTAGAAACTCTTTTTGAAGCAACTGGAACTAGTGTAGATCATTTTGCAAATGCACTTGGTGGTCATTTAACGTCAGCGATTAAGCAAGGAACAGCCTCATCTGCTCAATTAGATGAGGCTATTAAACGTATCGGACGGGAATCGTTAGGAGCAGAAACGGATATAGAGAAATTACAAAAGGTTCTCCGATCTGTAGACGATGGCAATTCAATTCGGCAAGTACAAAATGAATTAAGAAAATTACAGCAAGAAGCTGGAAGAACAGAGAAGAAATTTGAAGAGTTAAAAGTAGGGCTCGAAAATGTTATCGGTGGTATGGTAGCAGGTGGAGGCATTGCAACCGCAATTGAAAAAGCGATGGATATGTCAAGTTTACAAACAAAAATCGATATCACTTTTGAGGTTCCGGAGTCTTCGAAAAAATCAGTAGAAGAAGCTATTAGAGGTGTTACTACTTATGGTGTCGATGCTGAAGAAGCACTAGAAGGAGTTCGTAGACAATGGGCATTGAATAAAGATGCTTCTGATGAAACAAATGCCGCTGTAGTTAAAGGGGCAGCGACCATTGCGGCATCCTATGCTGGAATTGATTTTAATGAGCTGATACAAGAAACCAATGAGATTGGCGCAACGCTAGGTATTACTAACGAAGAAGCATTGGGACTAGTTAATACATTATTAAAAACAGGATTTCCCCCGGAGCAATTAGATATTATTGCTGAGTATGGGGATCAAATGGTTCAAGCTGGATTTTCAGCTAAAGAAGTACAAGGCATTATGGCAGCTGGTATAGATACGAAGACTTGGAATATTGACAACCTATTAGATGGTGTTAAAGAAGGGCGTATCAAAATGGCTGAGTTTGGTGCTGGTGTAGATAAGTCAATGCAAGAGGTTTTAGATAAAACAAAGATTTCAGCGGACCAGTTTGAAAAATGGGGCCAAGCTATCGCTCAAGGTGGCGAAGGTGGACAAAAAGCGATGCTTGAAGCAACCAAAGCTTTAGCTGGTGTTGAAAATGCAACAGACAGAAATGCACTTGGGACGAAGATGTTCGGTACTCTTTGGGAAGACCAAGGAAAGAAAATTATCGACACTATTTTGAAAGCAGAAGGCAAACAAGTTGATTTAAAAAAAGGAGTAGAGGACTTACATGGTGCTACTTCTAAAATAGATGCAAGTCCAGCGGTTAAGTTCCAAAAGGCAATACAAGACTTGCAAACGGCTCTCAAACCTGTTCTTGGAGTTATAGCTGATGTTGTTGCTAAAATCGCAGAGTGGATTTCTAACAATCCAAAATTAGCGGCTACCTTGGCAGCTATAGCAGTAGCTATTGGTGTGATTTCAGGAGCATTTATGGCTTTAGCTCCAATAGTTGTCGTCATAAAGGGTATAGGATTGGCGATGACAGGATGGATCGCTCTTATACCAATAATCATAGCAGCTGTTGTCGCTTTAGGTGTAGTTATTTATGAAAATTGGGATTCTATAACGAAATGGACTATTGATACTTGGAATGCAATTGGAGAGTTTTTAAAAGAGCTATGGGACGGTTTAGTCGGATGGTTATCAGATACTTGGAATAGAATGAGTGAAGGTACGCAAGAACTATGGAATAGCATACTAGAATTTCTCACCGGAATTTGGAATGGAATTGTTGAGTTCGCTACTACTTGGGGCACGACAATATTAGAGGCATTTAGCGCTATATGGACGTCTGTCTCTAATACCTTTACAGAAATTTGGAATGGAATTGTGGAATACCTAACTTCTGTATTGCAGGGAATAGCAACCTTTTTTACCGAGATATGGACTTCCATTTCGACGTTCTTCCAAGAAATCTGGAATGGATTAGTTGCTTTTCTAACTCCTGTTTTACAAGGGATTGCTGATTTCTTCTCTATGATCTGGAATGGCATTTCAACAGTTATTCAATCTGTATGGAATTTCATTACTCAATACTTACAAGCGATTTGGACAGCAATTTTATACTTTGCTACTCCAATATTTGAAAGTATCAAGAATTTTATTACTGAATGTTGGAATAAGATTAAATCAACTACAAGCCTTGTATGGGAAGTAATTAAGAACTTTTTAGTTTCCTGTTGGAATGGACTTGTAGCATTTGTTGTGCCGATTTTCGATCAAATTAAGTCTTGGATCATTGCAGTGTGGAATACAGTCAGCTCAACAACAAAAACTGTATGGAATGCAGTGAGAAACTTCTTACAATCATGTTGGAACGGGCTAGTTGCTTTTGTAGTACCGATATTCGATTCAATAAAAGATTGGATTGTAAATACATGGAGCAGAATCAGTTCTACAACAAGTGCGGCATGGAATAACATTAAAAACTTCCTTTCTAGCTTATGGAATTCAATAGTTTCTGTGGCAGCGTCTATTTTTAATAGGATTAAAGATGTTATTTCAAGTGTCTGGAATATGATTAGTAGCACAAGTAGTAATGTGTGGTCCGGGCTTAAAAGGGTGCTCACTAGTATTTGGAATGACATTAAATCTACAGCATCTTCTGTATGGTATGGATTGACAGATGCAATTATGACGCCAGTGAATTGGGTTACTAATGCTGTTAATAGAGCCTTTTACGGTATGCAATCGGCTGTACTCGGTGTATGGAATGGTCTTAAAAGTGGCATCAAATCAGCTATCAATGGAATTATTTACATGATAAATAAATTCATTTATGCATTTAATACACCAGCGCAATTATTAAATCGAATCCCGGGAGTCAGTGCGCCTATGATTCCATATGTTCCAATGCTTGCAAAAGGTGGTCATGTTTTAGGTGATGGACAATTTATTGCGGGTGAAGCTGGACCTGAGTTATTTAGTAAAAAGGGAAATAAAGTATCTGTAACACCACTAAGTTCTTCTGAAAGAATGGGTGGAATTGGTGGTCAATTAGATTTAGTAACCAAAAATGCAGTAGCCACAATACAAAATGTAGCTTCTCAATTGGCACAAATTGTGACTTACGATGTACCAAACTCATTAGGAGACGCACTTTTAGCTAGTGTGCCTAATATTTCTGCAGCAACTTCTAGTGGGGGTAATCAGCAACCAATAGAAGTTAATTTTTATAATACTGTACGAAATGAAAGAGATATTGACCGCATGTTTGAAAAAGCTGATGATTGGTTTACGCAAAAAGGACGTAACTTAAATATTGGAATAGGGAGGAATTGATTTGCTAGATATAGGAATTGATACGGAATTAGCGAGTGACTATAAAATATGCATGGTAGATCGCCCCGCTATTCCAACAGCAAAACAAAAAGTAGAGCATATAGAAATACCGGGCAGACATGGCTCGTTAACGAAGAAAGGGGCGTTTGAGGACGTCCCTTTAAAAATTAAGTTTAATTTACTTGAAGAAGTAAATATAAAGCCTTTAATACGGCGCATTAAGTCTTGGTTCATAAATGGTAAAACGCTATATTTCACTGACGACGAAGTGTATCGGAAAATTAAATCTGTCGAAATAGGCGATATAGCAAATGAGATTGAAGAATATGGAGAGTTTGAAGTGGAATTTAAACTTGATCCTTTTGAATATCTCAAGAAAGAACTTATTTCATTAAAAAAGCCACAGACCATTTTTAATCCGGGTACATTCGAATCTCTCCCCAAACTAGAGATATTAGGCAACGGGGACGTGATAATTATGATAAATAAACAGTCTTTTCAGGTGAAAAGCATACAGAACTCTGTAATTATAGATTCTGATCTTTTAATAGCCTATACAGGCACATCGCCAGTAAAAACAATTGGTGAATTCCCGGTATTAAAAGTCGGTGAAAATCTTATTGAATGGTTTGGGGCTGTAGGTGAAATTTCTTTAGAACCAAGGTGGAGATTTATATGATTAAACTATACAGGGCAGATGAGACTGACTTTACTCATAACGGAATCGGTATATTAGATAAACATATTTATGATGCAACTGTTGCAGAAGAACTCAACGGTTTATTTGCATTTACATTTAGCTATCCTTTGTTTGCTCCATATGGAATAGATATTAATGGTATGAGTATTGTAAAAGTTCCTACACCAGATGGAGAGCAGTTATTCCGTGTAGTTCATTCTAGACCGAGTATGGGTGAATTAACCGTGCAATGCTATCATATTTTTTATGATTTAACGGAAAATTTAATTGAAGATATATTCATTCAAACGACAAATGGAAATGGAGCAATGAGCCGTATATCGTCAGGATGCCAATACAAACATCCTTTTACTTTTTACTCGGATAGCACAACAATAGCAAGTGCGCGTATTGTAAGGAAGAATCCAGTTGAAGCTCTTTTAGATAGTGATCTAGATAATTCATTTATTAATCGTTGGGGCGGGGAATTACAACGAGATAATTTCGTCGTAAAGATGCTTCAATATCGTGGAACGGATCGTGGAGTTGTTATTCAACATAAAAAAGATTTGTTAGGGTATGAAGGTAACATTGACTGGAAAAGTCCAATCACCAGAATCATGCCACAAGGATTTAACGGTCTACTTCTTCCCGAAAAATATGTGGATAGTCAAGATATTAACAAATATCCTCATCCTAAAATTAGGGTTGTAGAATTTAAAGATATAAAAGCCGCAATTGGAGAGAACGCGGATGATGAAGATGCTGTTCCCTTAGAAGAAGCTTATAAAAAATTACGGCAAGCCGCTAAAGAAATGTTTATGATTCGTAAAGTAGATCAACCTAAAGCTACATATAAAGTTGAATTCCAAGAATTATCTCAAACAGAAGAGTATAAAGATTATGCTATTTTACAGCGAGTATATTTAGGGGATACCGTAACCGTTGAACATAAAGAAGATAATCTTAATATTCAAGCGAAAGCTATTTCTTATAAATATGATCCAATAAAAAAAGAATATATAGAAATAACTTTAGGTAATTTCAAAGAATCCTTTACAAATATGGTTAGTAAATTAGATCAGATGCAAGATGAGATAAATAAAGTATCCGAAATGCCTAACTCTATATTGAATGCCGCAAAAGAAAATGCAACAAAACTTATTAACTCTGGATTCGGTGGAAATGTTCGTATTTATCCTGAACGAATTTTAATTATGGATACCAAAGATGAAATGACTGCAAGAAAGGTTTGGCAATGGAATATTAATGGTTTAGGGTATTCTTCTAAGGGAATAAACGGTCCTTATGAAACAGCAATTACAAATGATGGTCGAATTGTTGCGGATTTTATTACCACTGGAACACTTACTGGTGATTTAGTACGTGGCGGTGAAGTAACTGGTTCAACTTTACGCACAAACGATGGTTGGAATTACGTTCACATTCAAAAACAATTTATCCGTTTAATGGAGTCGGATTTATGCAGAGTTTACCTTGGATACTATAAAGATCGTGAAAGCCAAATCCAACCAACGATCGTATTAGGTGGAGACTCTAGTTTTCAAGACGGCTCTGTTGTCTTAAGTAAACAACCAACGCAAGGATTCTTAGGAATAATAAACGGAAAAGATTCTAACGGAGACCCTTATTTTGTAAGCTCAGTTATGTTTAGAAGATCAGGTGATTTGGTCCTAAAGGGGGGCATGAATGGGACTGTAACCGTTAACTCAGGTAAAGGTATAAATCATTACGCAAATAGTGGATCGTATTGGGTAGAAGCTACTGATGGCATCGGATTAAAAGGTGGAAATAAAAACGTATTGATAGACAGTCGGACCGCTATTGTTTTCAGCTTAAAAGATAAGAATATGCTTGATGTAGTAGACTACAATGGAGATACGGATTTACGCTTCCAAACATTAACGCTTAGAAATGGAGCATCTAGCTATGCGGGTAAATTACAGGTAAAATCCGGTGCAGGTACTTCTTTTGCACCTGTAATGGCAAGCAATTTTGAAACTTCATCACAACGTAAGTATAAAACAAACATTCGAGATGTGCAGTTTAACGCTTTAGAAAAAATTATGGCGTTAAATATTCAACAATACAATTTAAAAACAGATATGGAACAATTATATGAAATGCGGATGAATCGCCAAGAAGACGATGATACAGTATTAACTACAAAGGATATTACAACTAGATACGGTTGGATTGCAGATGATGAAAATAATCCTGAGTGTTTTGTTACAAAAGAAAGAAATGCCGCTGAGATATATTCTTCATTAGCGGTTTTAATACAAGCATTTCAAGATGAAAAGCATGCTAAAGACAATGAAATTCAAAAATTAAAACATGAAAACGAACTAATGAACCGTAGAATTGAAGTTTTAGAAAAATTGGTAGTTCAAAATTAATAAATGAAAAATGAGAGCAACGGTCATAAGTTGGTCTTTTTTTATTTTGATTGAAAGGAGCGTAGCTAATGAACAACCAAACATATGAAATCACTATAGATACAAAAAAATCTCATTGTCATTCTAATATAGAATTCTCTCAAAATAATTTAAATATTTCAGAACTCATCTTTAATATTACTGAAGATGAAAAAGAGTTTCCCTTAAAGGATACCGATAAAATTATTGTGTATTTTAGAAAGCCGGATAAAACAGTTGTATTCCAAGATAAAGAAGTTGTTCTAATAGATAAAGCGAAAGGGAAAATTAAAGTTTCATTAACGACACAGACCCTTGCAAAATCAGGAGATGTTCATGGTGAGATTTCCATTGAACGAGTAGAAAACGGAACGAAAAAACGTGTGAGTACTTATGGTTTTACCTTCAAGGTACGATCTTCAATTGCATCAAATGATTCCATTGAATCTACAAATGAATTCCAAGTATTCGATAAGATTATCAAGGTAGGAGAAAAATTTGAAGGTGTAGATATTGACGGGATTATTGCAGCTGGTGAATTAGCAAAGGGAGCATTACCAAAAACAGGCGGCACTATAACAGGTAATTTCAATATGGATAAGACACCTGCAAGCGGGAATAATTGGAGAAACCATGCGTGGAGTCTTGACGGAGTTGAAGTTCTTAGATGGGGACTCAATGGATCTAATAACTTCATGTTATGGGATGCTAAGAACAATGTAATCCCTATTGAGTATAGACCCGCTACTCAAGAATTACGACTTGGAGGAACAGGGACAACCACCATTGTAAGGGACTCTAATGTTGTCAAAAAATCTGAAATATATAGTTCACTAGTGAAAGCTGATGGGGGATGTATCTCGATAAGTAATACAGACCTAGATAACTTAAAAGCTCCAGGGTTCTACTCAGGTTACACTCTAGGTAACGCCCCGGCAGGAATAACAGGTACGTTATATGTGGATGTTACTATGCATACACCAACTTATATTAAGCAAGAAGCTACCACAGCAACAGCGCCAACTATACAGAAATATACTAGAGAACTTATAAATAACGTTTGGTCGCCTTGGCAGAAGTTAGCTAGAGAGGACGATGTAGTAACTAAAGTAAAAGACGGAACAGTCAATTTGCCTATCACTAGCGATTTCACTGCTACAAGTGGCTCAGTTCAGAATATCGTTAAAAGAGGAAGTACTGTCACTTTGATGTTGGATGTAACTCGAAATGCCGACTCAACAAATCCTATAGTGACAACACTACCTGAAGGAGTACGTCCTGTAGGTTCACTCACTACAGATATAGCATCACCAGACGGAACTATGTCGAGATTATTAATTAGATTCAACGGGGAAGTCCATTTGGATACTAAAGGAAAACGATACAGAATACTTCAGACTTTTGTGACTGCGTAAAAAGGAGGAACATTAATTGGCTCAATACTATGGATACTGCTATAACTCTGAAGGCAAATTCACTGAAATGATCCCCTTGGGAGAGAAAACAATTTACGAAAAACAATATTTCTATCGAGAAGAAACAAAAGAAATTTTTACAGAAGAAAAGCTTTGCGAACTTCATCAATCTATAGAGAAAGGTACCTATATACCAACTCAAGAAAATGAAGAACCAATCAGTAAATACGATTGCCCTGATTGTGTAATGGAACATGTAGAGTATGAAACTATTAAAGTACCATACGAGGAGGATGTAGTTATAGGGTATGAACCGGACATCCCTGCAAATTGTACGTTAGAGATTTGTCCGGATTTAATCTATGATCCAGTATTTAAAGATGGTAAATGGGTTAAAACGGTCGAACCAAAACCAGAGGAACCCAAACCGGAAGAACCTTCTGAAATAGAAATAATAAAAAAACAATTAGCTGATATTCAGAAAGAACTCGAAGATATCAAAAATCAGAAGCCACCAACTATTGATGAACCAGAAGTGCCAATAGCATTTGCAGAGCCTATACAAGATACACCAGATTACGGACACGAAATTAATAAAATAAAGCAAGTTATTCCAAATTTAGGAGAGCAAATTGTTGATTTGCATAGTCGAATAGCTGATTTAGAGAACAAAGAGCAGGTGTAATTAACTGGTCTCTTTATTTTGAACAAAATATGGCTTTTATAGCAAAAGAGGGACAAATAACTGTCTCTCTTTTTTATTTTGAAATGAGGTGGTCAAAGTGGAAGGGTTACAAGAAGTAAGAAGCGATGTTCAAGAAATAAAGCAAGACATTAAGGACATTCGCTTAGAGATTAAAAGTTTAGAAATGCGGACAACAGGTAACGAGAAAGACATTATCAATATCAACAAACAGCTAGATAAAATCAGCGCCAATACTACCTGGATTTTGCGACTTATAGTTGGCGGAATTGTAGGTGGCATTCTCACTTTCTTAATGAAAGGAGGTGGTATGTAATGTTTGAAATTACTGTAATGATTGGAATTGTAGTCGGTCTTTCACAGATTGGAAAAACAATTGGATTACAAACAAAATATGTTCCGTTACTAAATTTAACGCTTGGCATTATGCTAGGCGTTTTATTTTTGGGCGGAGATATCAAAATAAATGTATTTCAAGGAATCATCATTGGACTGTCAGCAAGTGGATTATTTGACCACACAAAAATTATAAAAAAGGATGTTGATGCTAAATGAAAAAGACAATGAAACATATTACCTCATTCCTTATGATTCTAGTACTTGCCGTTTCGTTTGCTACAAGTGCTTTCGCGGATAGAACACTTATTATTCCTGATTTGCCAAAGCAGTCATACCGCTATGGCGTAGGTGCTTATGAAGGCGTTGTGGCGCATAGTACAGCAACTCCTGAAGCGCCAGCTATTAATATTCAAAAATATGAGTCTCGTACATGGCGTTCTGCATTCGTACATTACGCAGTTGATTGGAATGAAACAATCCAAATTGCTGATACGAAATACATTGCTTATGGAGCTGGACCAGGAGCGAATAAACGATTTGTTCATGTGGAGTTATGTGAAACAAGAGATTATGAGAAATTCAAACGCAGTTACGATAAATATGTTAAGTTATTAGCTAAAATCCTTCGCGACCGTGGGTTATCTGTAGAAAAAGGTTTATGGACCCACTACGATGTTACAAAGTATCTTGGCGGTACAGATCATGAAGACCCACTTGATTACTTAAAGTCTCATGGTGTATCAGAAGCTCAATTCCGTGCGGATGTACAACGAGCATACAATAACTCTAATGTTGAAGTTTCTGTTCCTGATAAACCATCTAAACCAGTAGAGGTTCCAACAGCTGTAACAGATGGTATTGCTTATATTGAAGGTTACAACGTAAATTTACGTAAAGGACCTGGTACAAGCTATTCTAAGATTCGCCAGTTAAATAGACCGGAATCGTATGTTGTATGGGGTGAAAAGGATGGTTGGTTAAACCTTGGCGGTGAGCAATGGATTAAAAATGATCCATCTTATGTGAAGTTTAGTAAGAAAAGCACAGTGGATTCCTCTATTGTAGGGAAGCGTGTTGTTTCAAAGGTTAACAATCTACGTTTCTATGATGCTCCATCTTGGCAGGATAAAGATGTTGCTGGTTCTGTAGATGCAGGTTTAGGTTTTACTATTGATGCGAAGGTAACTGTCATTGGATCGTCACAATATAAAGTACACAACAGCAAAGGTAAAACATACTATGTAACAGCAAATGAAGCCTATGTGTATGTGAAGTGAAAAGTAAAAAGATGCTCTAATTAGAGCATCTTTTTTTAATAGTTTGCAGGTTGTAGTAATCCTCTTTTATCCGCATTATGAATCATTGTTACAACTTCAGCTCTTGTTGCATAATCTGTGGGACGAGAACCATCATAAATTTTATTTCTTACTGCCCAAGCGTTTGTTGTAGAGAATCCAGGCCATGTTTTGTTAGTATAAGCAAGATTTCTGAAATTATAAATGAACGAAGCCATTTCTTGACGAGTTACATGATTAAGTGGACGTCCATCTGCAACTCTTAGTTGTCTTGCAAAGTTATGAGCCCCGTCCATACCAATACCTGGAGCATCATTCCATGCTCTTACCATAATTAGCCATGCGTTTTGACGAATTTCCAGATTATCACGTAAATCCGCTGTAATGTAACCTTTATTTAAAGCCCAATTCATATGTGTGTCTGCCCAATGCGCTGATGCTGCTTTAGGCGAAAGTGTTGCGAAACCAACAGATAGCATAACAACTGCAGTAGCAATAACCATAATTTTTTTGATTTTTTTTAACAT